GTCTTACCCCACCCTAAAGTAGATTCTACTGTAACTCTATCTCCCTCTGTTGCAGTTGCAGAAATAGGATTTTCTAATTTTGTTCTAGTAGATACTCTAAAGTTACCATTAACAGTAGATGGATTTAATATAATTTGATATAATTGCTCGCCGTCTTCTCCACCAATATTCCTTACATTATCTACAATAGCAGATGCATATCCAAATGTAGGATCATTCTGAATAATTTGGTTACCAATAAGATCATTAACATCACCAGAAACCAACTTCACTTTGAGTGAATACGAAGTTTCCCAATCGGAAGTTGATGCCTTTAGTGTAAAATCTTTTGGATTGTATGTAGTAGGAACATTTTCAATATCCCTAGCAACAATAGAATTGAAAATAAAGCGAATAGAACTCTCTGTTCCCTTTGCTTTGTAGAACTTCTGAATGTTTTTAATCAGAGTTCTCTTGTCTACATCACTCTTTAGATATTTTTCTGGGAATGATGCAAGATACTGCGACTCAAAGTTTCTTACAAATGCATATAAAAACAGATTGCTGATATTATATACAGTATCACCAACAGAATGTGGTTCTGCAATAGTGGATTGAAAACTAGAAGAATTGTATAGATCTCCTAATGTAGTATTGCCACTTACTCCTCTAGAGCACTCCAACAACTGAGTGTCATTTCTAGTTGCATAAAAAATAATTTCTTCGCCAATTCTTACATATCCATTCTTCTCTGGAAATGAAGAAGCATCATTTAGAGTAATAGTCTTATCTGATGAAGTAACAGAAGAAGCTAGAGAATCATTTTGCTTAAGAATATTTTTCTCATAAAAATCTATATCCAAATATTTTTGGATATTATTGATCACATCTAAAGTACCACCTTGTACTTCTTGTGACTCGTAGTATTTTTCAACAAACTTCCCAAAAAGTTCATACTCTGTAGAGATGAACTCGGGTAGTTGAGATTCAATAAGAGTAGAAATTCTCTTGGTCTTTACGTTCATCTAATTACTCTTTGTAAGCAACGAAACTTGAATTTGCAACATCAACATCAAGGTAAACTTCACGAAGTGCCTTGATATCATTAGATAGTGGTTTTACTCTTACTGAAATTCTATTGTCTGTAAAGCTGCCTTTAATAATAGTCAAATTGTATAATTTTACTTCACCTTTTGCGTAATCAATATCACCAATTTCTTTGTTCAGAACAACTTTTTCACCAGTTAGAGGGTCTAGTCTATATAGGACAATTTTGCCATCCCTGTCTTCTAAATACACATCAAAATTGGGATACTCAGTAACTCTAAATGCAGTTGTAGAAAGGACTGGATCATCGCAATCTACATCAAATGCATTCTGGAAACATACTTCATAATAGAAGGTTGAATTCAACTGAGGGAAGAAATCTTTCCTCATAGTTACAGATGTAAGATTAGATGTGATGCTACGATCTGCATTATCAATAACACCTACTACTTTACTATACCTAAACTTACCGTTGAACTTCTCAACACTAGATGTATTCAAATAATCCTGAACTGCTCCAATTGCTTTGTCTCTAATTTGAGCAGGAGTCTGATCTGTGATTGACGTGTCATAGAAAATCTTGCTACTCAGTTCAACATAGAGAATAGATGGATCTAAAATCTCTGGTTGAATAGAAGCAACAACAAATTTCTTCAATTCTGCAATAATTTCATTCTTTGTAATAGATGTAAGGAATGCAGCATTTGTTGGTTTTAGTACAACAAAGACTTTACCATAACTTGGAGGATCTTGCTCCTCTCCTCCAAAGATAATGATATCACTTACTGCTGGATATACATTACGTACAATTGCATCATAATCACTTGCAGTCACAGCACGATTCTGCGTACCATAAGTTTTTGGTGCATTAAACTTGATCTTACTGATGGATTCCATCTCCTCACCACCAGAAGATGCAATAGTGGAATTGATCGTTACATCAAATGAATTTGGTGATACACCATCAGGATTCTCTAATACACCAGAGAATACAAATGTCTTTACTCCATTTGTCTCTGGTCCTGCAGTAGTAATATAAGAAACTTCTACTCTTGCTCCATTATCTAATTTCTTACCAATAACACCATCACCAAACAGAATCTCATATCTCTCATCATCAATCTCATCTAAGAAAAAGATCTTTGATAATCCATCTACTCCTAAGATGTTATCAGATACCAAATATTCTTCGTTGAATGATCCACCAGTAGGAAATACCTTTACTCTAATCGTATTTGTATCAATATTCTGGTTATCTAGAATAAATCTCTGTGATTTTAATGCAGTATTGATTACAAATGTATTTGTGATCTGTGTTCCCTCTCTAATGGGAACATCTGTAAATACTGCAGTCTGATTTACAACTTGTGCCTTTACATCATCTAATACAACATATTGATAGATGTTATTATCAAACGAGGCAATAAATCCCGTTCCTTTCTTCAATAATAACTCAGTATCAGTTGTTGGATTTGTATAATTTACAGTAAACGAAATATAAGCAGTAGGTGAAGTGATACTCTTCGGTCTGTATCCTAATTGCTTCGCTAATGCTACTACGTTGTCTCGTAAGGTGGCAGAATCTATGAATAGTTCATTCACCACCATGTTGGTGTTAAATGCCGTATAATACGTGTTATAGGCAAGAGTATCAATCAACACAGATAGTGCTGATCCTTCAAAGTCATAATCAGTAAAATCTGATTGTGCTCTAAGATAATCCTTTAGAGCATCTTTTATATCTTCAAAATCTAAGTTTGCAACCTGAGTATATGGCATTATCGTGTACGCTCTAAGAAGAATTCTACTGCTATTGGTGCATCATCTCTTCCAATAATAGTATATGTCAATTCAACTTCATACCCATTATTCATTTCATCTGGTGTACATCTGATCGAATCTACATCAATTCGTGGTTCATAACGATTCAATACATCACGAATCTCAGATCTGATGATACCAGCACTACCAAAATCTAATGGTTCAAATAATATATTCTGAATACCACATCCCAACTCTGGTTGAAATGGTCTTTCACCCTTTCTTGTAAGAAGCAATCCTGTTATTGCCTGAACAATAGCAGCTTTATCTTTTACAGTTACTAGATCATTCGTAACAGGATGCTTCTTAAATGTAACACTCAAATCCTTGAATGTCTGAAAGGTTGACATCTATACACAGCAATAGTCTGCAATTATTTATTCACTCGTGCCATCGCTCTACAAAGTCATCAAACCCTCCAGAACCGCCACAGGGACGTGATAAACGATCTTCTGGTAGATCGTATAGTTCATCACGTTTCTTTGCCCTTCTGTGCTGTCTCAGGTACTTCTCACTATCATGTTCGGTGATAAGTGTTTTACCTTCTTCAAGAAATTCATTTCCTTTATCTACTGGGTATAATCCCATCCTTTTTCTCCGCTAGATGTTATCTAGAACTTTTTAAGGGGTTACTATCCCTTTAAAGTCGGATTTTCGGTTTCGGCACTCATGCCCAGTGATTATTCGGTCTCTCCCACCAGAAATGTAAATCTTTCACAGTATCATCATAATATAGTGAAACCAGATCACTCTTATATTTACTACTTATATTCTCACAAAGTGATAACGTATAATAATTCTTCCCACAAAGATCATTATACTTCTTAATACAATCAGTAATCCATGTATAATTACCTCCTCGGATAACACCTGCTTCACATAATACAAAGTTATCCCACTCTAATATCCACTGTGCAAGGTTTATCTCAAAGTCAATCCTATACTTCGTAATATCTTCATCAGGAAATGGCACATTGACTGCCTCAATATGAAAAATCTCCCGATCCATTGATAATGAATGCGAGAGATGTTGGGTGACAATACTAGAATAATCAGGAGAAACACACAAAAAACATGTCTTACTTGGGTGTATATCCCAATCTGACATCTGAATCTTGTATGTCATCTCCTGTATAAGTGCCATCTCTTTATCCTGTGAGATGAACAGTAAATCTTTCATTACTTTCCTTGTCCTCTATATGCTTTACGTGCTTTGTTACGACTTGTTGCAGCATACTTTGTATGTTGCCCTTCACCCTGTCGTGTGCCCTTCGGTTTAGATTCAATAATCTGCTTACCGCTAATTCCAACTTTGCTTCGTGCCATAACTATTCTCCTAAGGTTTGTGTTCCAATCTGTATTGTAGGATAACTAAACGGTCCTGTCAAGGTCCTTGGTGTTGATATCCCAGTCACTAAATCTGCCTCGTCTCCAGTAACTGCGAATAATTGTCCATTTATAAACACCGTCTTGTTTACTACTGGATCGATCCTTCGCATCCCTGGTTGACATGGCAAAGGTATTAATGGATTTATCTTTACTCCTGCTACACTCGCAGGCTGCGAGCTCGCAGGTAAATTCAACGAATTATATATCCTTGCTGGTTGTCCCTCTATAACAACATTAGGTGATACATACGGCGTACCTCCTAATGGCGCTGCAGCATATGCACAATTCCCATCAGTACTAGGTGTGTCTACTGTCTCTGGTCCAACAATATTTGGCATCTCATCTCCTCTATACTATTGTGCAAATAATCTAGAGTGTTTGACAAACTTTCATACTCACTCGCCTTCGGGCGCCTGTATGCTATCGTCGGTCTCTCTAATTCCCTCACCCTCTCCTCTAATACCTTCACCCTTTCCTCTAAGTCGCTCACTAGCTTCTCGTATGACTCGCTCATTATCATCCCCCCTCATATATGCCTCTGCTGCTCTCGTCTCAAAACTATTACAAAATTCATCAAAATTATTCAGAATATTATCAAAGTCTCCATATCCGTCTTTTTTCATGATTTTTTTCTGGGCAAATTTTTTTTCTTCAAAGGTTTTCAAAAATATTTAGAATACCTTGCGAACTTTGTGGGGAGAATTTTCATGGCGGAATTTTTTATTTTTCGAATATTATAGCATACAAAAAAGCCCCCTCTGGGAAACGTTTGTAGGTTAGGAAGGACCCATGAATTTCGCTCGGGCCCCCTAAGTATAACAAAAGGGGCATAAAATACTGCCCCTAAGTATAACAAAAGGGGCATAAAATACTGCCCCTAAGTGTTACTGTGCTGCAGCGAGTGAGCGTCTACATTGCCTCTCAATCATCGACAGAGCATAGTTATCAGATGGCGTTGCTGAGCATACCTGAATGAGGTTAAGTTTCTCGTGGCGATACTTCAAGTGCTTAGAGTTGCTCTCAAAGATGAAACCATACTTCTGCATGATCTCGTCAACTGCCTTGCGATACTTTCGGTTGTTCATTGAAGAGAAATGCGATGGGGTAGGATGGTGGGGCGCTGCCCTCACCCGAACGTGGGCAGGGCGGCGATCGCTTCATCAGCGTACTTGTCAGCGAAGGCACCTGCCAACCATGCCGACTCGGTGGTGATGGGCACGTCGTTGCCCATGGTCTGGGCGCTGGTCTCAGTCTTGCGACCTGCCCATACGATCTGGCGGGTCTTGAGGCAGGAGGCGGGGGTGAGGATCATGGTTTGTCTGTCGGTTGGTGTGTGTGGTGGGGTTGCCCCCTCAGCGAATCGGCACGTATTCTACAGCAACCAGAGAATAGAGGGGTTGCCCTTCGAAGGTGGCGCAGTCTGCATCCTCCAGACGCTCACGCAGCATGGCAGCATCTGTCTCTGCCTTCTCGCGGGTGGAGTAGAGGGCGAACAACTCAGGGCGATCGTAATAGTCGTTGCCCGTGGTGAAGATTGCGTAGACTTCGTTCATGG